GCCTCCCAACACACATGTCTCTTCCAGATGTCAAGATTGCCCTCTTCAGAGAGAAGACAATCAGTGTCCTTCGATACAATGTTGTGAGGTTTGTAATTGCAGTTGAGAATGTTGAACTACCAAAGCTATTAGTGAAGCAATACACTGAGCCGTCAAGAGAGACACTTGCTGAATCTCTTAACATCCTGAGGGAATTGGGTTGGCCAGTCAATGTCGAAGTTGGTGAGGGGCGTATGAGCAAGACCAGTGCCATGAAAGATTTCAAGGAGTGGTTCATGACAAATACCAACTTTATCCAACCTTTAAGAAATCTCAGGACCGTCATATCAGAGGAGTCCCACATGTTTGACGTGTTCAACCCCCCTGTATTTAAACATACAGGAGAGTATACCAGTGTCGATGCAGAGGTCAAGTCAACATCACGATACTTCAAGAACAATGTTACTGAGGGAGAAATTGATGTTGAAGATGATGTCTGGGAGCTGTTGAGTCCTCACTTTGAAAACTCTAGACTTGCAAGGACTGCATATGTGGTGAACAAGCTTGTTAAGAAGTATTCAGCAGGATTTGGGTTTATGGATCTTGCTAAAAGTAAAACCATGACACGACGTGTTTTGATCAAGCTTATTGGAGGTGAGAAGGAGCTGGTTGCGTTATTTGACAGGACCCTTGCTAGCATTGGAAGGATTGTTCCTGTTGCTCACGTGTTTACTAAGTTCGAAACTCTTAAGGAGTCCAAATGGATGAATGGGCTTGTTAGAACAATAGTTGGCGTGCCCCTCGCACATTATGCAAACACATCAAAGTTTTCATACATGCAGAATCTGAGGCACCCTTTTGAGAAATCACCAATTAAGGTTGGAATGCCATTGACGGGTGCATGGTTTGCTGATATATGGAATGACCATTCTAAAAGGAAGCACCACTTCAATGGAGACCTAAAGTTGGCAGACTCTTCGTACTCACGAGAAATCTTTGACATCATCAAAGCCTGCAGGAAAAGGGGTTTCAAAACTCACAAGAATTTTGATGAAATCTGTACCATGATTGACATTGCTTATGACCAACTGATGACAATGCCATTGGCGTTCAAATCAACTGGTGAAGTCACATTCAAAGGTGATGGTGGTGCCACAGGCCAAGGGAATACTTCTGTGGACAATAGTGTTGCACTGGTTGTGTTGTACCTTGCATCATGGAGGCGGATTACTGGCAAACGTGTGAAAGAGTTTCAGTTGTACAACACTCTGTCAAATCAAGCTGATGACCACATTCTTTCTTGGGACGAGAACAATTTAGGATGGCACCCTGCTGCGTGGATGAAGGAGTTCTCCAAACTTGGGGTGACCTTGACTGACGAATCAAGCTCGGATCTCCTGGAGGAGGCATCGTTTCTGGCCAAAAGAATCGTTGTAGACCACCAAACTCAGTCTGCCAAATTGAAGAAGTATGGAATACACCCACCGCGATTCTTGACATGCCACGACAAGAACAGGTTGCTTGGGAAAATTGCAGCTCCAATGCCCCTTCGCGACCACCAGGCTCGAGCCAAACGTTTGGTCTCATACCTGTACTTGACTGCCCACCATGAAGATGTTTACAGAACAACTGTGAACGCAATCAGGAGGTTGCAAGCCAAGACAAAGCGGGATCTCGGGGTCAAAATCCCTCCATATAGGGTCATCATGAC